AGCTGCAAAAGCATTAAACGTAAAAGTATCATTCCCTGTAAGCAATGGTAATGCAACTGTTCGATTGGCTGCAAGATCTGCTACTCCAAAAATATACTGGTGGTTTGCAGCACTATCATTAATTTGAGGAGTTGTTAGTACTGGGCTTGTTAATGTTTTATTCGTTAAAACATCGGTAGTAGCTTTACCAACTAATGTATCAGTCGCATCAGGTATTGAAACTGTTCGATCCCCTGTTGGGTCTACAACAGTTAATATAGTCTCATTCGTATTGTCCGTAGCACCTTCAAATATGATGGTTGCATCTTCTAACATGCTTAAAGATGTACCCACGGTAGGCGTATTTATGACAGGACTAGTTAATGTCTTATTAGCAAGAGTTTGGGCAATCGCATCTCCCGCGACCACATTCCATGAATCACCATCCCACTGATACATGTCATCCGTATCAGTTTCAAGGAACGTGGTTCCAGTCAATAGATACGTAGTAGTTAGACCAGTCCGATCATTGGCTAGTCCAGCAATATTATTTCCAGCTAGATATGTAATTGCCATTAACTAACCCTCCGCCATGTAGGTAAATCAATTTCATATTCATGACCGCACCATAGGTTCACCAACATGACACCCCTTTGAAAGTCATAAGTAGGGTCTTTGGCTCCATCCTCACTACCACATTCAGCACAAACAGCACCTGGAGAAGTAAGTTCAACCTCAACAATATTCGATGCTTTCTGCAATTTAACAGCTAAAGCATTATTCGCTGTATTAACCTCTTTCAGATACAGCCGCCCCTGTTCTCCACCGGGATCTGAGGGGACCGCTATTTTTGAAAATTCTAAATATGACTGATTGACCCACACACTACCAGTATGTTGGAAGAAATTATTGTCAATGGCTGAAGTAATTGTCACATCATCCATCTCGGCCAATGTATCTTGGGCAGCAGCTACTGTATCGACATATGCTTTAATACTCTGTTGAGAAGCCAAATGCGTAGCTGAATCTGTAGCCATATTATCTTCATCTTTAATGGCTGTACCACTGATGCCTGTAGCATTGACAGTGAAAGTAGCAGTAGAAGATAAGGTCATCGCACGTTGAAAGGCCATAATCCCATCAGTCCAGTTCAACTGACTAACGGCGGCTACAGTTACTCCCAAAGTGTTGCTTCCATGTGTATAAACAATCTTGCCTACATCATTGTCAGCGGCATCACCAAAATAAATCCCCCCCAATGTAGGAGCCAAGATAGATATGATGGCTGTATCACTATTCTCTAGTGTTAGCAGTGTATCTGTAGCAGCTGTAACAGATCCAGCAGTCGCTGCCCACACATGGAGTAAGTTATCAGGACTTGGAGCACCCGTGCGCCCGACCATTACATCAGCACTTGCTGGAACTATCCATTTAATATCAGTTCCATCAGAGGATATGTCAGCATCGGCTCCACTATTTCCTAACTGGATAGAAACATTGTCAGCTAAAACAATCTCACCCGTTGGAAAGCTATTAATTACATCCCCTGAGGCAGAGGAACTAATTTCCCAAACATCAGTTAAAGTATTACCAGTTTGAACAGACCAAACTACCGAAGAGTCCTTCGTATTAGACGTTATATCATTAGCAGTCCAAGCCATACGAGCAAATTCAGCTTGTGTGCCAGTAGAATCATCTAAGGTATAGCTGATATATGCATTATCACCATCCGCCGCTGTTGACCGATCCCCACCACGAAATACGGCAACTTGGTTAGATGCGTTATCACGACTAGTTTGAACATCTAAAGCAGGGCCAGCAGTAGTATGTGTAACAGCTAAAGAGGATTCACTATCCCCATATTCAAGAGTACGAACTGGATATATTGTTCTTAATTCAGCAGGCATTCACTACCTCTTAGAATGAACGAGCATCATCAAAGCCACGGTAAAAGACTCTACAGAATCCTAAATCTACTGTAGACGTTCCTCCCGCCTCTGAAGCGTTATAAATCATAAAGTGCGGCATAATATCTGGTAAATTAGTAGTATGTGTCGCTACACTATTACCATTAATCCAAAATTCAACCTGATTTTCCGTTATTGCCATCTTATAAAGATTTCTATTCGTTAAAGTAATAGCAGATGGCAAATTAGTAGTCTCAGTTCCCGAACTATCAGTTACGGTTTGAATAGCATCACTAGATAAACCGAACCCAATTATGTCCGCAGTAGTCCTTAAACCACTAGCAGCTTCAGAAAATCCCATAAAAAACGTTGAATTATTAATATTTGCTACATTTGTAAATTTTGCTTCCCACTCAGCAAAAATTCCTCTTACCATAGACGTATTTGCAGTAGCTGAAAACTTACTAGGAGTAGCTCTAAAATTATAAGTAGTACGTAATCGGGCCGTATCACTTGCCGGAACAGCAATAGCGACCTTAATCATGTCCTCATCACTAGTAATTCGTGTAATCGTAGACGCAGACCCTGTCTCACGATTCCAAGCACCAGTAAACGTATTATCTGCACTAGACCATTGTTCCGTTAAATACTGAAAATAATCTGACAGATACGAATTAGACGTAGTGTAAACGTTGAAAAAACCCATATCTATATTTTATCCCTTATCTAGATTAAATTCTAGAACTAGATTCCACGCACGTAACCTATTACGTTACAGGTTTCACCATTTGTATTGTTTCTAAAACTAATATTATGCTTGACTATGTGTCGCATATTAATTGCACTAGCTACACCAGCCTTTAAAACATAGCCTACGGCATCGCCAGCATTAGTAGCAGTACGATTAAAGTCAATTACTGCATCATTAGTTAAAGAATATAGATAAATATCATGAATCTCAGTCATTCCTGGCTCACGCACGGACGCTGAAGCATCCTCTGTACCCATCCAACGAGAGGAGCGGTCAATGAGAGGATCTACAAAGGTAGTAACCTGAGAAGCAGGTGGATTAGGATCATTAGTTCCTGACATTCCCATTACATAGGCCCAAGCAGGCTCAATTTGAGCATCATCCACAAGGTATGTGATATTTTGTTGAGTACTAGTAACTACATAAAAGGATAATGTCGCATTATCCGTTTTTACCTGATGATTCACAGTAACCCGACCAACCCAATCGGCAGTCATAGTAACTACAGGGCCATCAGAAAAAGTAGTCCCGTCATCACTAGTAGCCCTACCCAGCACTGTCCCACCAGCCAAGCGTACATATGCCGAACAAGAGTACCAACCTCGTGGCAATCCTGTAACACTATAATATGCACCTTCATAAGTAGCTGCATTAGCAGTCACACACCGCATACTATAGGTACCAGTACGAGGAGTAGTGGTCTGACGAGTCATAGTTGAACCACTAGCAGTCCACCCAGTAGGAGGAGTTCCAACTTCCATACTAGGATTAGTAATTAAATTCAAAGCAGGCGTAATAGGACTCTCTAAATTAACTAAATCTTCAGCCGTATTAGCAGAGGCTAAAGTCTTATTAATAGGAATAAACTTTGAAAGAGTACCTACAGACTCACGAACTGTTCTAAATTCATGCTCTGAAAATCTGTACTCAAATCCTCGGTCAATTGGCATCGATATTCTCCTAAATTAGGTGGGCTAACGGCCCCAAATAGCCCCAATGATTCTTCCATTAGATTGATTTGCTCGTATAATTGAGATTGTTCCATTAAATGAAACACCCATTTCAGTGTACCCCGTACCTGCGGGTACTAACATAGAACTACCATCAGTAGTAGCATCACTACCTATATTTAAATATAAATCATCACGGTCAACAATAATCGTAATTTTATTAGCTTCAATCATATAATCACTAACGGTAAGAACCGTAGTTGCTGTACTTCCGCTAGTGCTTACACTAAAAGGCTTAAATTTTTCATAAGGCTGACGTAATTCTATTGAAGAAAGTAATGCTGGCACTATCTACCCCAAATAGAGCCACGAATACGACCATTCGTAGTTCCCGCTCTTAAAATAGATATAATACCTGTGATTTTAATATCTTCTTCCGTATAGCCTGTACCAGCTGGAACGAGCATAGAAGTGCCATCGCTAGTAGCCGCTCCGCCAAAATTAATATATAAATCACCTAATTCAACTACAAACGTAATTCTATTTGCTTCTTCCATAATGGAAGATACCGTAAGAACAGTAGAAGCCGTAGCATCTGACGTACTTGTAGTAAAACCCCTAAAATTAGGTAGAGGTTGTTCTAGCTCAATATGAGTTCTAAGTGCTGATGTCGTCATTCTCTTTTCCTGCTAATCTATTTAACGTCAGAGCATCCACATAGAATAACTTTGGCTCACCTATATGTGGGTGCTTATATGCAACTATAGGGGCTTTATGAGAACCAAAATAAACTACCCCAAAATCAAATCTTCCAATCTGATTCTTAGCCATACGAGACATAAACCAAATAATTAGCCTATTTAGGAAATTCACTTAGTCCCTGCTGTATCAAATACACCTAACTGTTTCCCTATCAATGCCCATTCAGTAGGTTTAATTTTGCCATCACCCATAGCATCTACAAGAGAATCTATCAATTCGGTTCTATTTTCTACCCTTTTCAACCGCTTAAGAATAGCCTTACCTAACTTAATTGCTGTAAATAGCTCAAGCATACCTTATCCCTCTCCGCCTCTTTCAGTTTCCAAAATTTTGCCTGCTAAATTGGAAATGGCTACGATACTACCAACACCAGCGGCACTGATAATACCCTCCATTCCCATTTTATAGCCAATCCATGATATTCCTAACCCTAGCACCGCAATAATAATCATCCCTAACATTATGTTAGGTCTAATTCTCTTAAGTACGTCACCTATACCATTTAAAATTGGAGTCATACTGCACCATAAACAAAAGGGTAGTCAAACTCGACTACCCTTTCTTATTGAATATCAAAAACAATAGTCGAGCTGACTCGTACTACCAAACCATGCCAATAAATTGTAAAACTAGTAACCGACAGCCATCA